GTATTCGTAAACCCAAGTTACGGTATACTCTTCAATAGCGTCAGTGGTGTCGTATGAAAGGTCAATCGTCCCAATTTCACTAATAAAACAATTTTGTAAGGTGTATTGTCTAACAACGTTAGGTGCGGCAGTGCCACCTTGTGCGGCAGTGCTACCTTGCCCAAATTGCTTAATAGTTACGGAATTTCTAGCCGCGCTACGATTACCAGACAAGTCATTATCAAAGTCAAACTTGACAAATGTGTCTTGTAAGGCTTCAAGCGCCGCGCGAATTGCAAAACTTTCATCATTGATTACTGTTGCTGTCCACTCGTTATACACCCTATCGCCAGCGAGTTTTAACCTTCTTCCACGGAAAGGGACTTCGATAAGCCCCACCGTGGAATTAGGAAGTGCCGCAGCTTTGGTCAAAAAGCTGAAGTCACTTGCAACGCTTCCAAGACCATTCTCTGATGAGTAACTAACTTCAAATAGATTTGAGCGAGCGCCAACACCAATTGCGCTTGTAAAATCTGAAATTTTTCTAGCCATTTTTGTTCTCCTATTCTATTTCTATCGATTAACCCCCAATCTCCGTGAAGCCACCAGCCCCAGAAACTGAAGTGAAGTTAATCTGGATGAAGTTAACTGAAGAAATAGGCTGAACAAAAACGTCACAAACAAACTCGTTTGCCTCAACAACAGATGCTGGGTTATTTGAGCCGTCACATACAACCTGAAACTGTTGAATGCCTCGACCACCCTGCACTGAGCGGAGATATGAGCTTACGATGTTTGTGAAAGATGAACGCTGTGCGGCATCATTTTGACCGAACAGTACATCCCCTGCAGAATCTCCAATTACGCTTTCAATCGTAATAAAGAGTCTACGAACATTGATTCTGCTAAATGCAGTCTTCTTCTGCGTGAATGTCTTGTCACCAAACAGGATTGTACCACGACCAGGCTGAGACATAATCGGGTTAACACCCAACTTGTAAAGCGTGTCACGGTCAGTTTCTGTTGGATTCCAAGCAAGACGTACTGAATTAAGAATACGCCCGTTAGTGTAACCAGCTGGTGAGAACCAAGGAGCAGAATTACCATCTACTCGTGCGATACATCCAGCAACATCTGGGTTACAAGGAACATATACATAAGTGTCGTTATAACGGTCATATGCATACTTCCAGTTACAATCTGCGATACCGTATGTTGAAGTGGCAGACAGTGAGCCAGCCCATGCTGTAACATTTGCTACTTCTGAACCAGGAACACCAACTACGTCGGCACGCTCTGGTGAGAATACAGCAACACAATCCTTACGAGCTTCAGCAATTTCGATTGCCTTGTCAGCAACTGTTGAGTCGCCAGCGCCACAAATCAATACGTCAACGTCATAAGTATACTTGTTATTCAACAAAGTAAGACCAGCGATTCGCTCAGATGCTGAAATAGCAGTCCCTTCAGCGCCACCCGCGAGTGATTCTACGTGAACGTTAGTGCCGTCACCATCAGTGAACGTAGTACCGTTAGCAGTAGTACCCCAGTTAGCAGAACCAGTTACTGTTGCAACACCAGAGTCTACGTATGCAGCGCCAGGGTCGCCAGCAGTAACACGGAATGTAGTAGCACTGAATCCGTCAGACAGAATCGTAAATGACCCGTCATACGCAGCAGGGTTTGATGAACTGATTACAACAGTCTCACCAACCAAGAAGCCGTGTGATGTCGAGGTAGTGAAATCAATGTGGTCAGTATCAAAAACTGCAGATGAAATGTTAGCAGTTCTGGTATTTGTTTCTACGTGGTTAGCCCAACGAATCCAGTTTGATGTATTGTTAATCACATCTTTGTAGTAGTTCGTACCACCGTCAATCTTACGAGCGTCTGATGCTTTAGAAACAAGTTCAAACTTCTCAAGAAGCGTGCCAGGAACACCAGTGATTTCACCGTCTTCGTCGATAACTGCTACGTGAAGTTCGTCGTTAGACCCACCAAGATTTGCTACGTAGTCTGATGTGCCAGGAGCAACATCAAAAAAGCCTTGATAAGCAGCGAATGCTGGGTCAGAATAGCCAGTTGCGTTTTCGCAGATAACTACTTTCAAAGAGTTACCCAAAACACCTGCGTGACGAGCAACCCAATGACCTGCTGCGGTCAAAGTAGTGCCTTCATATGCGTCATCATTCTTAATCAAAAGACCAGAACCAGCAGAGTTAGCGTTAAGAGCCCCTGTACCAGCAACACGAACTACATACTGAGATGCAGAATATGCCATATATGCAGCGGCTGACAAAAAGTCTACGTTGTTGCTAAGAGTAGGTGCACCAAACTTGGATGCGAGATCAGATTCACTCGTTACCAAAGTAGGGTCTTCGATAGGACCCCACGAAAAAGCACCAACTGAAGCACCCGTAGTGGCACCGACAGAACCTACTGAAGCGATCTGTTCGGATTCGGTAAGTTTAATACCGGGCGATTGTAGGTTAATTGCCATTATTTTTCTCCTTCGTTAAAGATTTTATAATCGGAATCACGTTAGTAATTGTTTTTTCCACTTGTAGATTATTTATAAAAACGCGATTTTTAAAGGTAATCGTTTGATTCCACAACATCCCAAGACTGCCCAGAATTATCTACAAACTGCTCGTCTTCTAATCCATTATTTATAAAACCAAAAGGTGCAATACTATTTTCAATCATTTCGATTTGAGACTTGTACATATCTTGTCTAATGTTAATGTCAGTAAGGTCTTTGAAATATGGGTCGGTGAATAGCCAAGAAAATAGCACAAGTGTCATCACCAAGTCATCGTGGTAACCTTCGTCTGCAGAATAACTTCCTTTGCGCTCAATAAATGTTGAAATTTCTGATATGATATCAGCATCAGTAATCAGTAGTTTCTTCTCTTCTACAAGAGATTTTAGAGTAGAACAACCAATTCTTTTGACTTTTTTATCTGTTGTGACACCAAATTCTGCTTTACCTGAACTACCAAACCCACTAGAGATTCTTTGCCCTTTGGATGTCTTGCTAACAAATAAAATGTTTTCGTATTCGTATTCATTATATAGGATTTGCGCGACTTGCTCTGATGAGTTAATCTCAATCAACACAAAACATTCATTATATTTTTTTGCTACTTCATAGATTACAGATGGATAAAGCATAGGGCTAATACGATTGTTACGATACTTTGCCACGATTTTAAAGGGCGATTCAGTAATATCAACAATCGTAAAAGCAGAGTAGTCTCCACCAACTCCTTTTGCTGTATCCGCAACCATAATGTATGTGCGTTTTTCTTGTGGTTGCTCAAATACATCCAGCCCATCTTTCTGAAGAAACGGAGGAATAGCAGACATTTGTGATATAGTATCAGCATTAATGAGTGTCAGACTTGAACCTAAGAACTTACACAAAACTTCCTGATTGTACTTTAAATCACCTAGAAGTCTGCGTTGTTCGTTTGCCCATTTCTCATCTCTGCCAGGAATCTCCCAGTATGGTATGAAAAGATTTACAAATCCATTGCGGTCTTCTTCAGCATCATTCCAGAACTTCCAGAAATGATTATAACCAAGTGGTGTAGATGACAGCAAAATCTTTGTTGTTTCTCCAGCAGAAATCGTAGGATACACAGAAGTAAAGAACTCTTCCGCAACTGTATTAGGAATAATCGCAGCCTCATCCACATACAACATATTGACAGAACGACCACGAATCGCACTAGATGATGTTGCTGCAGTAAATACTTTAGAACCATTCTCTAGTTCAATATCACCCTTGTTCCAAGTAGTGACACCTTGTTGTAACCACACAGGTAGATGTTCGTACATCAACTGATAACGAGACAATACTTCTCTCGCAGCAGCGGCTTTGTTCGCAAGTATCGCAACTGTTCTATTAGCGTGAAATAGTGTATTCCAAAGAATATATGCAGCGGATGTGGTGGTCTTACCTTGCTGGCGACCTTCCATAAGAATAATACGACGATTTTCGTGTATTACTTTGATTTTGTTTTTCTGGCATTCATATAAATCAAAGGGTTGTAGCCCGTGGTCTAGTGTTACGATTTTACAATAGTTGATGATGAAATAGATTGGGTCATCTGCGCACTTGATGAATTCCTCAATCTGTTCCTTCGTAAAGTCAATCGCAACACCGGCAGCCTTTAGATTTTGATTGCCAAGGTATTGGGTTGTCGCCATAATTTATTTTTTTCCAATAAGTTTCTGTAGTTCCGCTGTGCTTCCTACAAAGAGTGTATTACTGACATTAGTAACACCCTTTTCTTCTTTTGCGTCATCTTTCTTGACATCTTTGACTTTTTTAGATAAATCTAATAAGTCTTTGTTAGTATCTGCAATCGTCTTAATCAACTGCCCCGCAACTTCATACGCACGAGGAGATTCCATTTCCTTTGCAAGATACATCATATTGTTGATAACATCTTTTCCGTTCTCAATCAAGCCCTTTAGATTGTTTCTTGCATACTCATAGTCATCGTCAATCTTCAACGACTCTTTACTAACAGTCATTTGTTTTTTAGGTTGTTCTGCAACAATAAAATCCTCAGCCTCAACTTCAATGATTTCATTATCAATACCAAGGAAATCACTTATCTTTTTGTCTATATTGCTCATGATATCGTCTCCGTGATATTAAAGTTAGAATCACCGACATAGTTATATGTATCTGTAGCCGTCTCTGCGTCCCACTGAAAGTATGCAATTTCTGCATCGGTGATGTAAGTGCTGGTAGAAATAGGTCCAAACAGATATCCTTTGATGGTAAAATCCAAATCCCAAGTTAGAATTCTGTTTGACCCGTAATCCCCTTCGTAACTATCGTCTGAAGTAACACCTGTCAATTCAATAGGAATATCAAGAGTAACATTGATATCCGGTAGTACTTTCATAGATACAGTAAAGTCTGGCGTAAAGAACGGCAAAATCTGTTCTATCATTTGCGTACCATCTTCAGCATTCTTTGTAAGAATACTCAACTGGAAATTAAAATCATAGGGTACAGGTGCATAAGTTGATTGGAAATTCCTGTCATCGGTGTTTAGCGCACCTTTAAACTTTGAGAATGGATTCAGTTTGCGAATAGGATTGTATCCCATCGTTGTCATCGAGAATCCAATACGAGGAAGAATTGTGGATACTGCACGACCAAAGTCTGGGTCAGCCAACACTCGTTCAATTTGCTTTTGCTTTGGTCCGTATGATATAGGAACATTTAACGTTTGGGCAAGCGCACCTAGCGAGTCATATCTTTTGACTTGCATATCGTTAAAGATATTGCCAAACATAATGACATATCTTCTAATTGTTCCGTGATAAAAATCGTGACCAAATATCATAATTATTTCCTATTTTTGCTTGCATTTATCAAAATGGTATCTTGTCATATTACCACCAGCACCACACACACCACAGTGAGGGCACATGACCTTCTTCATCGTATATGTTTTGCCTAAGTTTATCTTTTTTCCTTTTAACGCTGCGCTCTGTTTTGCTTTAGTTTCTTCAGACGCAGGACCACGTTTCTTACCTTTTAGTGCTTTAGATATACCCTCAGACCTCTTTCTTCTTATTTCTGGGTCTTGCCATGATTTTATATTTATTTCTGTAGCTCGTTCGCTAGTCCATGCGCTAGGTGGTGGGCCATCCCTACGATATCTTTCCTTTGCCGCCACACTTATTTTCTTTTTAGTTTCGTCCGAATATTCACCACTAGACCCAGATTCATCTTTACGATTTGCATATTCTTCACTAGTCTTCACATCCCACAACTCAGAATAATATAAACCATAATGTTTCAATTCAGCTTCCGATTCACATTCTTTCAATAACTCAGTCTCTACGTTATATCCATGTTCTTTTATGTGTTCCTGCCAACCAACACCGGACCCCTGATAAACATCATAGTCGTCCCTTTTGGTGTATCCCAAATATCGCAACCCTGTGTCTAAATGAGTTTTTCTATACAAGTAAAACATTTTATTTTCCTTTTGGCTATATACCTTTATTTATAACCAAAAGGGTTTGACTCGGACACTATTTACCCAGAAAACGGATTGCTTTCGCTCAAATCTAATATATCGTCATCGTTAATTCTAGTTTCAATAAATGCGTTATCTGCAGTGTCATCTGCGTCTTCTACAGCGGCATTGATTGATGTATCTGCACTATATTCATCTTCAATCGCATCCAACTCAGCCACATCAGTATCAATAACTTCACTAGAGTATTCGTATCTATCTGCTTTAATCTCGTAAGTGTAAAGTTTGCCAAGTTGAAAGAATGTTTCAATATGTTCTACAAACTTAATCTCGTACATAAAGCCTGCTAAAGGTAAATAGATTAAATCTCCTTCTCTTGGTCTAATGATATCAGAATAGTCGTAAGTCTGTTCTCTTATTAATTCATCACCATTCTCTAAAACAAGATTATGACCATATTCTGTCAATAAAGATTCAGTCAAAGACTGTGTAAATCTTTTCTGTGCGATTGTAAATGTAATTGATTCATCAACCTGTAAGCCGAACTTGGAAAGAAACTCTTGCTGACCTACAAACCCATCATAGGTCTTCACATACATTTCCATCTCAAGCGCATCGTCAAACTTCGTTAGTGTATCTTCTGTGTAGAGATAGTCAAGATTGACGTGAGTTCTAGGCAGATAATAAGTATCAATACCATAGATGCGAATTGCTTCTATGATAAGGTCTTCTACAAGCGACTGTTCAGAGTAGACTTGCTCGTACTGATTGAAGAATGCGTTACGAGCCATCTTATCCTACCATATCGTTTACGGGTAATGAATAAGATGAAGTCATCTCCTCTTCTAATCTTGACAGTTCTTCTA